ACCAGTATACAGATACGCCGCTGCTATCAATTAATTGTTTACTTCCCCAATCTACACTTGTTAATTGTGCTCCATCAACTAATAATCTGTTAGACCAGTTAACTGAAAGGATAGCAGATGCATCGTTTAAATAACTATTCCCTGTATCTATCCCGCCATTACTTCCCGATACTAGTAATGACCCTGTAATTACGGTGTTACCTATGACATCTAAAGAACCGGTTATTGCAGCAGATCCGGTATATGGGAATACAGAGGGCAGTGAAAACAATGAACCTGTGCCGTTATATATATTAACACCGTCGGTTTGAAGAACACGTTGATACGTGTTTTGAATATTCTGACCTGTTAGGTCTGGTAATCCTGGCATAACTTATTATTTTGGTAAATGCTTTAACAATCCATCGATTATTTTAGCTGTTTGTGTTTTTGTAACTGTATTTTCTTGCAAGTAAGTTGCAATAATTGTATTCAATTTATTTTTCTTAATTGATAAGTTTGAAAGCTTAATATCTTCTTTAATTAACATTTTAATAAGACGTATAATGTGTTCTTTGATCGGCGAACCAATATCATTTTTAACATTTGTAACAGCAACTTTTGGTGTAGCCGATTCCATAATAACATTGGCGTCTTGTGATTTAACTTCTACAGTTATACCTTTAGATGCCAATACTGAAAAGTTTGAACTCCATGGAACAAAGTAAGTATCATCAGCAATTACTTCTAGCTTTAATTTACCGGTAGTATTTTCGCCTAATAAACCTGACAATTTCTTGATAGGGACTTTGCATTTACCTTGGCTATCAATTGTACCAGTAAACAGTAAGTTAATATCTTGAGATTCAATTACTATACGAGCAACACTATTTCTTAAAGATGCTCCTTCCAATTTAATATTGCATTCGAATATTTCGGTCTTGTCGGTAAACAGTTTATACATTATAGTTCCAATTCTACTTTAGTCATTACGTCTTTAACGACCATATCTATATCAGATATAAATATCTTGTGCTCTTTTATTTCTTTGATTTCTTTAATATCTTTACCTTGTACTTGGCATAACAACTCTACAAACCGTTTTTTCTTGGCAGGTTCTTTTTGAAAAAGCTTTTCAACTTCTACAATGCCGCCGCCGGAAGCTATCTGCGCAACTTCGGTTACTAAAGCTACATCATTCCATTTAAATGGAGATACGCTTTGATTTGGAAATGGATTAGTATTCCAAGCAAAGTTTGCAGTGTTCCAAGTAAACGGTGTAGTTGCCATTAATATTGTAGTCCAATGGCAGTAATAAATTCTTCAATTGAATTATAGAACGTGCCGTTAATAGAAATAAAGGTATAATCAAAAAATACTACTCCATTATTAAATTCTATATAAAATTGTACGTCACTGGCAATAAGATATCCTTTTGAAAACTGCTCGTTTGCAAAAAGTCTGTTTTTGTCGTTTAAAATTACACCACCTGGTATTGTTGTTATGTCAATCATATGCGTTCTATAGTTACCATTGTTGAATACGCCGAATCCGCCGCGTTTGTGTTTGATATGGCTATAATAATAAATGAAGATAAGAAAAAATCCGTCGACGTAATTGTTCTATTAGTTGCTGCATTATCTGTTGCTAACGAAGTACCTACACCGGCAGATTCTACATCAGAAGATAAACTAACACCCGCCTGAGGTAGTAAATTATAGGTTCGTTCTAATTGCATATATGTAGTATTACCTGTAAGTATTCCTAAACTGTTCGCACCTAATATAGTATTTGTATAATTATGAAAAATAGTAACTGTAGTATTACCGCCAGTGGCTACTTTTGCAATACGAGCCTTAACTCTAACCATATCTCCGGGTTTAAAAGTGTAAGCAGGTATAGCTAATGACACCGATGCGGTTGCTGCACTTCCACCCGGGCCTATAATTGATCCGGTATTAAAACTTCTAATTACAGATAATCGTCCAGATAAGAATGAAGCTGTTGCTGCAAATGAAGCACTTGTAACAGATCCTAATAGGAATGAAGCTGTTGCTGCATTTGTAGCCCAACTTGCAGTTCCTTGTAATGAGCCTGTTATAGATGGGGCTATGAGTGAACCTGTTACAGTTACATTACCAATAAAGTTACTAGATCCAGATACATTTAATATATTAGACCATGTTGTTCCATTACCGGTATCATAAGGTCCTATTAATACACCAGCACTTGGTGATGGTTTCATTATAATACTTCTAGTATATGAACCAGGAGATGCTATCAGTGAGATATTTCCATTTCCATCATATATAGAAATGCTGTTATTATTTACAGCATCTGTCCAAGCATTATTTAATGTAAATGACCCATAAGATGGATATCTATATAATATGGAACCAGTTACTGTTAGGTCATTAGTGAAAATTGAACTACCATCATCTCTTATTGTTAAACTTGCACTTCCATTTGTATTTTCTACACGTAACGCTGTTGTTGCGCTTGTAGCACCCGCGCCTTTAATATGTACTTTAGAAGAAGGAGATGAAGTACCTACTCCTAATTGTTCTGTACTTTGCACAAATGTAGACCATACACCTCCGGCTGGTGTAGCGAATATTTGGTCACCCCATACTTCCATTGTAGAATTAGGATCACCGGTAGCACCTACTCTAAGTCTTGCGCTAATACCGACTCTCCCAGAAACACTTAATGTAGAAGCAGGTGTTAAAGTACCAATACCAACTTTACCACTACTACTTGCAAATAATAAAGGAATTGATCCATGATTAAATGATATACTACCACTAGTGGTTTCTATTGCTCTATAATCAGCGGCTGATGTTAATGTAGGTTGAATATATAAACCTCTTGTTATACCATTTGCACCTCCAGATTGGCTTACAGCTTGAACAAGATATATACCCATATGTTCACGAGTACCACTTGTTGGGTTAAATGTATTAGTAAGTCTTACACGTTCATCTGTTCCCGAGGTACCAGTGTCAGTTGTGCCTGTCATTTGTAGACGGCCTGTAGCTGTTATTAAAAATCTATTTACAGCACTTGCATCATACCCTTGTATAATATAGTTTCCGCCTCCACTTCCATTAGCTGTAATTGCTAAAGCTGTGTTTAATACTCCAGTATTACCAATTCCAACAGTACCACTTCCACTGATACGCATTCTTTCAGTACCACCAGTTTGGAATATATGATCTTGAACACCTGAGGTATTAATATTATATATAGCTCCACTAGTACCACCTGATAGTTCTACATAGTTAGCATTATTATTACCACGTGTTAAGCGTAAAGTACCGTTACTGCTTCCAACACCATAAATTTCTAAATCACTATTAGGGACTATGTTTCCAATACCTACTCTTCCACTACTAGAAACAAACATTCTTACAGAACCGCTAGTTTCAAATGCTAATGATTGATTATCATTAGTACCTAATAAAGCAGTAGTACCAAAACTATTTCCATTTTGTACAAACGCATTTGTACTTGCAGTATTGATAAATGATGCTGTTAGTGCATTTGTAGCCCAACTTGCAGTACCAAATAATGATCCTGTAAATAAACCATTAAATGATCCACTAAATGAACCTGTGTTTGATAAAAATTGATCTACACGATTTGCTGTTAATATTACAGATGGTATTCCGGGGTGTGTGCCTGAAATTGGTTCTGCAAGTAATCTTAGATCAGTATCAGCAGATAGCCATATAATTTGGTAATAATCTCCAGCTGCTGATGTTACAAACCAGTTCCAAGCTGCTACTTGTTTATCATTATTACCACTTAATGTTAAGGTAGTTGCTGTATCAGTTAAATCAATTCCATTTTTACGTAACCATATTACTATTTCATCTGCTCCACTATCTGTTTTATCTATTTGTGCTGAGAATTGAATATTGTATATTCCGGCATTTTTTGTTTTAACATATGTGTTAAAAGGATTTGTTGACCCAGATATTGATACTCCGTTTGTTATGTCTGTTGAATCAAAAGACATTGAACGAGGTACATTAGCTACAGGATTAGTTTGAGTTGTTGTATCATAAAAACTACCATATGATCCTGTTGCTGTATTAAATCCTCCCCCACCCGCTGTTGAAGAAACAGTAACTTGACCTAAACCATTTGTTGGTGATAAAGTAATATTAGGACCCGCTAGTAATTGAGTCACACCACCATTAGAGGCATATGAAGCTGTTAAGGCGTAAGAAGCACTTATAGCACTTCCACCCCCACTACCAGTAAATTCTTTTACAATATTTCCAGATCCGCTGCCGTAAAATAGCCGGCCGTCTTTAGTATTAATGGCTAATTCGCCTTGTTGTAATGAAGTAGGTGTAACTCCTACGCCGGTACTATTTTTTATTATTATTGTAGCCATTTTATATAAATATTAACATTAGAATGTACCGCCGTCTATATACGAAGCTGTTGCAACTGATAGCGACGATAAATCTATAGCATCGAATGTCCCGTCACCTTTATATAATAATAAGGCTATATTTGCAAATACGGACGGGGCAGGTGTTGATACATAGAACGAGCCAGTATTGATCGAACCAGCGCCCCCTATGGCCGATGAGCCAGTATAAAATAATTGACCAGAGCTATTAATAACTAATACGTTATTAGCTGCCGGTGAAGTTGTTAAGCCGTTAAAATAAATAGAACCCGATAACGTCGATGTTGTCGTGCCTTTAATAGACCTTAAATCAAATCCTGGTGACTTTATTCTAAACTCATTTTCAGCTGAACTAATACGTATGTACGATGATGTATTAGCCATAGCTTGAAATCCAATCCCGCCACTAACAAATTCATTTGTAACGTTACGTAATACAGACCCGGAGTAAAATATAAACCCTGCATTAGAGCCAGTATCTATGCCGGTGTAACCAACCGATCGGATGAATCCAGAACTTACACCGGCTAATTCGATACCACTATTAGTTTGATTACTTAAGAATATAGAACCGGTAATTAAGTTATTAGTACCGTCGATATAAGTATTATCACCGTCAAATACTGCACCGAATGCAATACTTTCTAAATCTGCTTTATTACCGCGGTAATCAAAATACTGAAATTTAAATGTTATAGGTGTATTTAAATGCTCAGTCGGTATACGTTTTGCTAATCGTGTATAGTTAGGTGAGAATCCGGTTTCTTTATCCGCTAATAATTGAATATCCGCAATAATAAATGAACCACGACGGGTAACAAACTTAATATCAATCGGGCCGTTATCTTCTGCTTTAAATCTAAAAACTACATTACCATATGCATTTGGTACATGTTTAATTTGGTATGTACCGATACGTGTCCCTAACGGTCCATTATCTCTGAAATTACCGGTTAATGTAGCATTTATATTAGGTACAGTTACTATCTCACCTGCCTGCGAATAACGAAAATCTTCTTGAAATGAAACGCGAGAACCGGATACATATACATCTAAACGTGCATTTGGTATATTTGTATCAGCTGATGAATATAAACCTATATTCGGGTCATTTGCAATTCTAAATTTTACTAAATACTCTGTATTCTTAGTTACATATGGCCGATATTGTTGTTGTATATTAAATATACCCGCATCTCCAATATTAGCAAGGTATTGAGTAGCAGGACTCCAATTGGAATTAAATCTAGCTCCGCCTATAATAGTATTATTATCATAAGTTATTGCAAATGGATTCGTTACTGACCCATATGAGCTTGACATCCAATATTGATTGATCTCTGCTAGACTATCAAATCGTCCGTAATTTTCATAATATGAACCTATAACAACGTTAGTTTCTAATGAACCCGAATCAATTAATAAATCTGTTTGTTCTAGTATTGAATCGCCCAGGTCAATAAAGTCGCCAAAGAATCCACTAGGCTTATAAAGTGTTTTAATCTTATATACATCGCCAGTCGCCGGTTCAATATCAGTCAAGATTATATCAGCAAAGCTAGCAGAGTTTTGTGTTAATACTGTAGCAGTAGGTTGTATAAAACTAGCGGTAAAGTTTGTAGAAGCTTTAAGTGCTGTAATATTGTAATTAGTATACCCACCACCCCCAGTTCCGCCGCCAACTGGTAAAGTTTGTAATTTACGTACTAATACATTAAAAGGCCCAAATGTATTATCCGAATCATTTTTAAATCCAGCAAACTGGGCCACTAATGCTTGTGTCGAATTAATAACATTAACAACAGCGAATTTTATAGATCCGCTTAATTGATTAGGTGAAGTTGAATAACTGGCATTTGTTTCATTAATCTGTGAATTTGGATATATTAAATTTCCTTTACCACGTGTTAATGGTTGTATGTTAATGCTAGGATTTGTCACTACAATAACACCACCTTCCATTTGAGCTGTTAATGGAAACCCAGTTGTTGTAAGTAATGAATAACCGTTTAATGTATTCAATGGAGGCGACAATGCCGTTGTTCCATTAGATAAAGCTAATGTATTTTCCGTAGAAGTTAAATCATAGAACTGATTACCAAATGACGGCGTACCCGCAGATTGTGCCCCTTGTGGTGTAGTGGTTCCTGGTCCTACTGGACCGCCTAAAGACGTATTAATTATACTACCTATAACCTGAGATGGCGCAGGTGATATTGTCATTGTACCACCCGACGCTGATATTTGAGTAAAGACGTTGTATATGCTAGTAGGTTGTGTATATGCTTGTACAACTTCAGAAACTACTAGCGACGGATATTGTGTAAATATAATTTCAACATCGTTACGATCATCTGGTGCGATAGTAATGTTACGTGACCATATTACGTTTGGCTGATTTCTATTATTTAATGAAGACGGTATTTCTATTCCCGTTGTTGGGTCAACAGCAGTACGGCCGGCTAAATATACAGTACAATTATCAGGTGATGTATCTTCATAGATATATACAGCTATTACACGTGTACCATCTTTTTCAACGTAATTTAACGGCTCGTAATAAATCGGATTACCGTTAAAATCTAAAATTTCAACGAAGATTTCACTATTATGTACTAAATTAGATGGATGAGCACGCATCTTAAACAAGTTCTTACCAGCCTTAAATTTTTCTGGGAAGTGTACAATGTTAAAGAAGTCCGGAGATGTTAGACTAGTATCTCTTATTAAATAATCATAATCTTTTAATCCTACGTATGAGACTTTTTTACGTAACGGCATCTAGTATTCCTGTTTCATATAAATATCAAGAATAACTTATTTTAGAATATCCGCTATCTTTCTTAATTTCAATAAGTTTATCTACAATGTCTCTCATAGCATCAATATGTGATATACACATAATAAAACCGAACTGAGACTTAAGGTAATCAAATAACGCAAACATGCTGTTTAAATTATCAGAATCTAATACCCCAAACCCTTCGTCTATTGCTAAGAAGTTTGGTCTCGGTAAACTAGATATTTTAATTAATGAAGTACGTATCGCTAATGAAGCAACAAACTTTTCCATGCCAGATGTTAATTCCAATGGCCAAAAGTTATCATGATCGTATACAATATAGCCATTGATATTCTTTCCATCAGTTTCTAATAGAATAGAAAAATCTACAATTTGCGCTAATATATTATTTATTTCAGCTTCAATCTGCGGAAGTGCCTTTGTTATTAATCGATACGGTACTCCATCTCGTTTAACCGATAACAAATAATATTCATAACCTTTATATTGTATTTCTAAATCATGTAACCTTGTAATAGCTTTTTCAGCATCTTGCTTAGCCTGTTCTGCCATTAGTATCTTTCCAGAAATCTGTAATATATTTGATTCTAAAGATTTTATTTCAGTTGCTAAATCAGCAATCTCTTGTTGATGCTCTAAAATTTCTTCACTCTTTTCTTCATTAAACTTAAGGTCATCGATATGTTGTAATGAATCGTTCAGCAATCGATTCAATTCTTGTAATTCTGAGTTAATATTTTGAATTGCCAATTTTATCTTTTGATCCTTCAATTGCAATTCAGACTGCTTTAAAATATATTTTCCTTCAAGGGCTTTTAATTCATTTATTGCTATATAAGCTTTATTGACGCTGTACATGTCACACTTTGGCCAGATCATATCAATTTCTGTTTGTAATGCCGCATATTCTTTTTGTAATATTGGTAATTGTTCACTAGCTTTTTTAGTATCTTGTAACCACGGATTAGCCATACAATATTTACAGTTCGGATCCCATTGATGCTTTTCTAATTTAGAAACCATTTTTTCTGCATGTGCAATATCCATTTCTAATAATTTTGCCTTTGAAGTTAATTCACGATGTGTATCAATGTTACTTAAAATTATTTGTTTCTCGGCGTCTATAGAATCTAAATCGTACTTACTAAGTGTTTGAGCTGTACTAGCAATATTGATAATCATAGTATCAATTTGATCTGTTATATCATTAGATTGTTCTAATAAACTATCCAATTCAGTTTGTTTCTTATCAAGCTTGACACGTATATTATCCGGCTTTTCGATACCAGTACCAATAGTCTTTAGTTCTTTAGTCATGTTAATAACTATTTCAGTTAGATCATCCTTCATAGATTCCAACTCAGACTTTTGTTTAGTAATATTTGCTAACGATTTAGATAAATTTGTTATAGATTGGTCAGCTTCTGCTAGTGATGTACTATGATCTATACGCTTATACTCTCTAATTAACGCAGCTGTCTCGCGAATCTCTTCGTTTGCTATCTGGTATTGTTGTTCAAATACATCGATATCTAAAAACTGAGTAAGTAGTTCTTTACGTTCGCGTTGTGACATATCAATAAACCCAGTATTATTACTTTGTAATGATAAAGCTGTTAATACAAAGTCTTCATATGAACCAAGATACTGACGAATGATTTTATTTGTAGTGTCCCGTTGGTCTCCGTTTAATAATATCTCCTCACCATTCTCATCAATATACCAAAAGTTAACATCGACTTTAACATGGCCTTTATTATTCTTTTTACCAGTACGTTGTATAAAATAATCTTTACCGTCTAATTCAAATTGAAACTTACAATCAAACGTAGTACGTTTATTATTTAGTACATGTATTGCTTTTGTAGTACGACTACATCTATCAAAACAACAAAATGCTAAAGCATCTAATAATGTAGACTTTCCGGAAGCGTTAGGAGCAAATAATCCGTACGAGCCATTTAGTGTAGAAAAATCAATAACATTATCATTACCATAGCTGAACATGTTACTAAATTCAAACATTTTAGGCGTCCATAATGCGTTTCTAGTTATTTCAGATTCAGGTAATTTACCATGTACTGTACGATTGATATGCCTAACACAATCTAACAATTCTTCATCCAATGCATATTCATCATTTAAGTAATCAGTAATAGCAGTGTTTTGCCATTCTACATCTCTAATATTACCAAAGTTAACTTTTTGCTTAGGATCGTAATTACTTAATGCATTTACTTTATGAATTGTAATTTCTTGTACTTTATATTGCTTACGTAATTCTGATACTATAGTTTTTAATACAGATGTCTCAGTATCCTTAACCTTTAATCTTAATTTAGGCTTCTTAGGTACATCCATCGACGGATTAAGAATAACACCGTTATCTACTTCAAACGTATAATACCCATGGTCATTAACAATTTCAACAAACTCAGAAGAGCTAGTTGCTAAGTCCCATACTAAAATACCATGATGTAAAGCTTCTCCATGATTTTGTTGAATTAAACTTCCTGGATATGCAATCGTTTTTTCAGCATCTAAGAATTGTAACTTATGAATATCACCTAGCAATACTAAATCATGTCCTTCGAACAATTCATTCGTAACATGTGTATTACTTAAGGTCATTCCGATATCAGTTTGAGCTAAATTTACAGCTCCATGATGTAAAGCAATCTTATATTTTCCATCAAAATCCTTAGCTTTTATGTATTCAGATGGCTTATTAAAAATGGACATAACGTTAAAGTGTACATCGGATATACAATATATCCCGTTGTCTTTAAGATAATGTAATTGAGGGTGGTTAAGGGCCTTAACAATAGGGGAAATGGCATCTAAACGATTAGCGTTATTAAGATTACAATCATGATTTCCGCAAATTACTATTGTAGGTGCAATATCTGCTAAATTCTGAAAGAAATCTGATACTACATGCACTAGTTCCGGTGACATATCTGTCTTAGCATGTACAATATCTCCAGCTACATATATAAGACTATCTTTTGTTTTCGTCTTTTTAATATACGCATATAACTTTTTGAATACTTGTTGATATTCATCGTGTCGTTTAACATTTCTAACATGTACATCTGCAATGTGATAAATTTTATCAATATGCTCTAATCCAATATCTATAGTAAACATAGTATTTTTTCTTCTATTAATTTATTTGCAGTTAACTGCGGTGTTAAGTCTAATAATTCTTTTATCTTTAAGAACCCTAATTTGCTAGGATCTTTATCTGTTAAGTCTACAAAGTATACAGTTACGCCGTTACTGATAAAATACTCGGCAGCTTCTAATGCTTGCTTACGAGCATCTAGATCTAAACATATATAAATGTCTTTTACTCCCTTCTCTACAATTCGTTTCTTTAAAGTATTTGATATAGTCTTTCCAAATAGTGGAATGGCATTACGTTTAATCGCGACAGCGTCAAACGCTCCTTCGACTAATATAATCGGCATACTCCAGTTAACATGTAATTCAAAGCCTACTATATCTTTTGATACTTTAGGATTCTTATGTTTATATGTATCAGTATCATAGTATGCACGAGCTACGAAATAATTTAAGCTTCCGTTAGCATCATAACTAGGAATTATAATTTTATTTGCATAAGGACCTTTTCTACAATACCCCATTCTATACTTAAGTATATCTTTAATAGTTATACCACGATTTTTTAGATAGTATATAGCATTCCTATATTCAGGTGATGTTTTATCTATTACCCATAACGGCCTATATTCTTCTGGTAATGTTACAACCGGAGTATCTGTTGTAGTTTTAGTAGGCTTATATTCTGTTTCATCAACTAGCTTAAGTAATTGTGCAATCTTATCTCGTTGAACATTTAGCTTACGAAATAAGACACTTAACTTTCTACCAGATGCATTACAAACCCAACAATGCCAATATTGTGTTACAAGATTAACTTCAAGCTTCTTCTTTTGAGTATGGCAGAATGGGCAACAATAAGCTATGTTATCATTGGAATTCGTTTTGCCTTTACCTAAGACAGAATCTAACAAAGTGATCAAAGAGTACTTACTCATTATAATATTATAACATTATATAATTAGCAACGTTATTATATAACATTGTTTTATTCAATAACTTTCATAAAAATTTATTAATATGAATTTATTAAAAAAATCTCATAAGATCAAGAGATTAGCCAACTTTCCGGAATCTTTTTTTCTGCCCATTGAATTCCATGCTTATCGCAAAAGTCTGCATATGATGTTTTCGACCCTTTACGAATCTTGGTTTTTGGGCTCTGAAAGAGAATGCGTATATCGAGCTCCGGGTGTTGTTCTTTAACTAATAGATGCTTTTTACGGTCTTCTGTAGTCCAACGACCCTTCGTCTCTACTAGTATTCCATTCGGCAATGTGAAATCAACTGTATACTTAGATTGACGTTCCGGTACTGTATACTTAACAACGGTCTGTTCATACTTAGGATCTATATTTAATTCTTCTAACTGTTCAGATATCTTATGTTCAAACCCAGACCGGTAACCATATTTGATAGCGTTTGCTCGTATTTTAGACTTTACATTCCATGCCATAACTTATTCCTTTTATATAAATATACTGATTAGTAATCCCAACGAAGTATTATATTTGTCGGTATATCATCGCGTTTCTGTACTGGTTGAGCTAACTTGCCGATTACTAATAACTGGCCTTTAGGATTAAATAGACCAATGGTTGTAATATATGGTAATATACTACCAGATAAAAATCCTGTTAATCTAAATTCTCCAGGTTCATTGTATCGTTCAGCTCCTGCTCCAGGTCCAGCTGTATTACAATTGTTATCCGGGCCACTACCTTTACGGAAAGTTGCAGTTGGATTAACACTAACATTCATGGCATCTGCCGGAATTCTTAGCATTACTTCATTTTCATAAATAGTTCGTTGACCACGATAATTTAATATCCAATCTTGTGCAAATAATCCAGATCCTGAATTATATTTAGGCATAGGAGATGTTATTACAATTTGTTCATTGCGATAAAAAGAATTACCAGCTACATTTGTTTGATATAACGAGCCTGTTAAGAAATGACGATTAGCTAATGATCGAATTGCATCATCTGAAGCGCAATAATCATAAAATCTTATTTCAGCAATGTTACCTTTATAACCATACTTAAAATTAGTATCAGTTGCACCTACCATGATATCAGCAGCATTAACTGATGCATACTTCGGTAAAGGAGCTGATATACCAGATGGCTGGCCGTTACGGAATATTGTAACGTAATCACCGTTATATACTATAGCATAATGTTGCCATTCAGACCCTGATATCGGAGCACGAACTTCGGAAGTTGATATACCATCACTAGCTCTAAACATGATAGCAGGACTTCCAGCTAATGACTCGGCGTAACTACTAGAAACATAACCTGACTCTACATATAATACATCTAATGCAGTACCAACAGAGATTTCCATTGGTGTTTTATAATTACTCCAATCGCCAGTGAATGGGTTAGGCCTGTTATATACCGTATCACTATAACCCATTATTGTGCCGGTATTATTACTATTTGGTATTGGCTGTAATTCTCGTATTACAGAACCTTTTGATATAATAGTTCCTGCACTTGATGTTGCAGCTGCTAAAGAAGCAGAATCAGGATTCAACCAAAAAGAAATAGTCCATCTATCACAATGATTGAAGCGATTAAATACGGTATTGTTAGGTATTCTAATATAGCTTTGCCCATCGAAATACCCAGATAGTCCGGAGTTATGAATTGCATTTAATCCGTTAGTTAACGTAACCCCCGGTTGTATATCTACATTTTTTACAGTACTATCAACATCACGTCGTTGTAATTTATATGACAACGTACTATCCGATATCATACCAAAGTTTAAATTGAATTTACGGAATGCATTATTGAAAGAATAATACATTTGGCAATAACTCGCGGATGCAAAAGAAGCTGTTAGTATTAATGGGTCACGTAAACTTCCATAGCCATCATCATATAGACTAATATACTGTTTTGATGATGTTGCAAATAATTGAACTGACCCAGGCTTAATACGTTCACCAGTATTTAAATATGGTATAGCTAATGTCGAAGCTGAATAGAATAAAAACTTATAGTTTTGCGAAGGATTTGTTAATTCACTAGATCTAGCCCAGTCATATGGGTATCGATAAAAACGATGATCTAAACTACGCCATTCAATATTCTGATCAGAGTCGTCAGTATTAAGTAAAAACGTAGATGTAGGGTCGCCAGTGTTAATTAAGTCTGTATTATGTACCGCAGTACGTGCATAATATGCCGATGCTGTATTTGCTACAGTACAAAACGATCCGGTTATATTACTTACTTGATAATGTTTGTAGACATTAAATGGTCGTACATGTACGTCATTCGGTCTGACAATCCTAAATACAGATGGCGTAGTTGACATATCATGGTTTTATTAGAAATCTAATTTAACTTTTATTAACGCTTCTCTAGTAAACGATTTTAATATAGGTTTACTAAGTTTAGCTACAGCTAATAATTCTCTACGACTATTATATAAACCTACAGTTGTAATATATGTTTGAGGATCATTATAAAAAGTTGAATATCTTAAATCTCCGTACGAACCAGATACAAATGAAGGATTATTCGAATAATTATATTCCGCATTTTTTACACGTACAAAGTAATATGTTGATTTAACTTCTTCAGCTGATCTAGCTTGAATTCCATATGTAAATAACGTTGAGCCATCATCGATAGGAGCTGAACCTGAAATTGAAGTAAATAATTTCATGGCATTATCACCCTGTACTTGTGACCCGGTTACTGTATTAAATGAAGCTGACATATCTAAACGATTTGCATCTATAATAGCAACACCATGGTCTGGATATAATAATCCATAGTATTGTGGAGCACTTGGATTATAAATAGATGTACCACCATCGATAGTACCAGATACTATATCATAACGCTTTCCAGCCTCACCCATAGTACCGGCTGATACAGATGAATTGTCAATTAATCGAAGTACTCGGTTTGTACCATTTAGTTTTACATTCGATCCGGTATGTACATTGTTAGCATAAAACGATCCAGATAAATGAGCTAAGTTAAATTCAATATTACCCGGGTCTATACGTTCTCTCCAACGAGCACGATTAAAGTTTAATACATAAATACTATCAGTATCAGTACCATTAATGGTAAATTTAAAATCATTAGGCTCTAATAACAATTGTGCATATTGTGCATAAATAGCTCTACTAGGAGTATCTTCATTTAAATTACCTGTTAAATCAACAGAACCTGACCCATTAAAGTTTCCATATGCAATAGAAAATTGAGGTTCAGTACCAGGCCCACCGCAATTACAATCCGCGGTATAAATTTCACGGTAATATGTTTGCTGAGTAGTTGTTTGAGTAGAAGAAGTATAAAAATATTGCATACTTCCAGAATTGCATGAAAATAATCCTTTAGTAACAGTTTCAACATTGTTAGGTAAAATATCATCATCTGGATTAAACATAGTCCAAATACGACCACCACGTGGCGGACGCATTTGTGGGCGCATTGGCGATGATCCAAATGGCATAGGTACTCCCACCGGGCCGCCTCTACCTGCTTGAGCTCCACCCATGACAGGTACACCAGCTCCGCCAATTACACCTGTTCCTCCGCCGGTCATTCCACCCGCATTTGATGCTAACCATGCACTATATAGTGAACTCATATATTGGTTAAATGACATTCCACCTGGCGGTAACGCACCATTAATGGTACCGGTTTGAAAATTAACAGTGTATCCGTAAGTCGATGATAACCAACTTATGAAGCTAGGATTACTAAAATCGGAAGTATTATATGTTGCCATATTATTTTTATTCTTTTTATTATTATAATTACTTTAATCTATGACTATTATCCGCCAATTCCAATTGGGGCAGGTGAAGGCATATTACCTACTACTAATGGATTGATATGTACAATAATCGTTACACGTCCGCCAGTCTCATTACCTATAATCATTATTGTTGTATCTGTCGGTAATAATAAGTTAGAAGCAGTAAACGTAAAAGTATTACCAACAACAGTTACTGTTTGTGCTGCTTCATTATCTCCAATATATTGCGGTACGGTTGGGCCTGACTGTATCGGAGCTTGTTGCGCCGCCGAAATTGTACCAGCATCGGAACTAGCCAATATCGCTGTATATCCATATTGGGAATTACCACCGCTAAAGTTAATAGTTTGCGGTGCAATTGTAAATGACTGTCCAGGTTCTAATGTTATCTCCGTAGTTGCAACTGAAATAACTGGTATTCTAACAGTACCACGTGGTAACGTTACTAATTTATATTTCATCATTAACGTTTCATCTGGTAATGCTTCTACAATCGGCATATTTTCAATAGCAGCTCCATAATAAGCAGTACCTAACGGATGTTCTGTATTGTACAATCCGTAATCAATCTCATCATCTGCTAATGCAAATTGTGTAATTACAAATTCGTTCTGTCCGCGAGCTAACAATTCTCTACCTTTCTTGGTTAGAATTGCATCTACTGTAATCGAACTATTATCTAAATATCCCATAAAATTCCTTATTTTTTAATAAATATGTATATCATTAAAATTACCGAACAATTAAGTTTCCAGGTTGTAAATTACCTGGTCCAGGTCCTATATTACCAATCACCGGACCACCAGATCCCACATTACCACCAGGAGTTATTGTACCTGGTGTTAATGAATAAATTATTTGATTTGGATTTGTAGTCCATACTGTTACAACCGGAGAATATCCAATGCCGCCTAACGGTACAGATACATTAATATCCGGAGCAGTTATACGGCATCCTTCGTAATATAAATTTTGTACAGAGGTGCGATAATCATCGTAGTACCAAGCACGTTTTATACTAGAACTATAATATAATCCTAATGACTGGCTTATAAAATGATCGGCATTACGTAACTCACGTGTTGCATATGTATCACTTCCGGAATAATGTAATATATCACGATCGTATATATAACTTAGACGATAATCGTCAATGACAATATCTAACCCTGTATGGCATACTTCACGTACTTGTCGTATAACCTGTATTTTATCAATTGATACGGTAACAACCATTGCACCAGATTTGTATCGTACAATGACTATTAAATTATTGTATGAATTAATTAATACATCGGTAAATGTAAACCTATCCGTACGTAAATTAGTTCCAGTATATGTAAACGTTGAAGATCGTTCATCTAATGTTATTTGTAAACCGTTTTCATCAATAGTCGCTAAAGTTACATAGCAATCAACTGTTCCAGCTGAATCCTGATCTTTTGATGTTATATCTACAATGAAATTATAATGTACATCATGCTGTGTATTTGTATTTACGTTAAGCAATAACTCATCAGTATAACTATTAGCATCCATAGTTGAATATACGTATGACGAATCTGATATGAATAAATTACTAGTACTTCCGCTCCATGCAAATGTAGGATTATGATTAGGGTCAGTATAAATACGTTGTGTAATAGTTTCAATTGATGCTGTACCTGCAGGATATTCATCTACCGGTGGAGTAAATATAGTACAATAGTCAGATGTTACTCCATATGCTATATTACCAATATGTTCTGGTAAATACTCGGAACTAGCAGTAGCTGGATGAGTCAATGTTCCTATAAGTTCCGGAATATAATCAGAACTTTGTGATATGGGACGTGTTATAACCGCAGTATAATCCGGAAAATATTCTCCGCTACTAGTAGCCTGTGCCGGCACTAGCGACATATTAATATTATTTTCAATTGCGTTTGCAAATCCCTTATATAAAGGAACTTTAACACGTTCTAATGCATGCGGCTCAATTAATAAACCATATACATAATCAGCACGTTCTGGAATTAATTGTTTTATTTGTTCAAATAACGAAAAATCAAATTGACTAAAAATGCGTATATATGCATTTATATCATTTCTATCAGAAAATTTCTTCCAATAGTATTTAGCAAATTTACGTAGATCTGGATAATCATATTCAAATTCATCGTCAGGATCGCCAATAAAATCGTCTATTTCTACACGTCCAATATGATTAAAAATATCTTTATTGAGTTGATCAGCTATACTATAAAACATCCCTAGTTTATTAGAGTCTACAGGGTATAAATCATATCTAGATCGTTCCGCTGTATTTATAGGTGACAAGTTACTAATCAACTCATTATCATCTAAACGTATTTTTTGCGAATAATAATTATTTCCGCCTAATGATGTACCAGGTACGTAATATGTTTCTTCGACAATATTGAAATTACCACGTTGTGTATTAGATGGAATTTGGAATCCTCTAACCGATCCGGAAGTTTCAAACGGTAAAGAATTACTACCAAAGTTAGTTACGCCACGGAATGGTTGACTGCCAGATATTACAGCCGCAGTCGATGTACTTAAATCAACTGCCTTTGTTTCAGTACCTAATGTCCAATGACGTACTAATGTATCAAAACTACTACTAGGAGATAATGATGATGCATAACTTGTAGGATTAATAGTATGGTCATTAAACGTAACATCATCTACAAATTCTAACCATGCACGATATTCTTGTAAATTACCTTTGTACATTGTCGGCATACCGCCTATTGCCATTGACGTAGATAAATAGGAATTTAATCCATATATATCCGCATCATTTAATGACCCGCTACTACCACCGATATTCAAGTTATATGATGAAGTCGGACTGCACCAAAATTGATAATGGCTACCTGATGTTGCTATAGCTGTCGATGCAGAAGCAGCATGTACAACTTTAGCATTAACAAAGTCAGACTTCTTCTGTACTTTTATTTCATAAAACGTATCTGTATTAGAACCAGAATTATAATGTTTACCAGTAGTAGGATTATATCTAAGTCTAAAATTCCACCAATCGCCGTCATATATTGGAATCCATGGAGTTGTGGCATGTAACGGATCAATTACATATGTAGAACCGCCATCGGGCATTATAAAATGTACACGTCCGTAATTTCCAGAACCAGAATATGAACTAGTATGTTCTAGTACTACATGCCATAAATTTGAGCCATTGCCATATAACGAAGTTACATATGCCGGGTCTACATATTCATCGTCAACATAAAGTGAATCTGAAATATCTTGTGTATACGACAGCAACAGCATGGATTGAGTTACGCTAGGTTTAAATCGTATTTCATGGCTCATGATCGGTATTATACCACGGTTAATACCCCATCGACCCCCTATACTAGAAGATACATGGTGCATATGCGCATAAATTTGACTTTCGCCGGTCAATCTAACAGCATATGCAAACCGGTCTTCAATTAATGACGGAGAGTCATTTGTCGCAGCCGGTCCTCCATACTCTCGTATTGATAACAATGTTTGAGGAATGCCGTATGCATTCATTAAAGCTTTGATACTACGACTAGTACCTTTAGTCTTTAAAAGATATGGTAAGTTATTTACAATACGTCGCCATACTTCTGTAGTAATATCTTCATTAGATTTACTAAATAAACTACCTGTACTTTGATAAGTACCATCGTAATTAGTACCTAATTTATATTTCCATAATGCAGTAGCTTGATTGCCATTAGTTAACTTCCAACCTAAACTTTCAGCTATATGATATAATGTTTCACGGCCCCTTCCTAATTTAGGATTTTCTTCGGGGCGATATATATCACTTAAAGATTTAATATACGTGTATAGAATATCAAAATGATGACCAATCATATTAATGAATAATTCATATTCACTATTATTAGCATCATTACGTATATGTTCTGGTACTGTTTTTACTAATGCATTATTATTCTGTTCATCATATAACGAAGCTGAAGCAATAAACCCGTCATACCATGTAATTGATATTGGATCCGTTGTACTATATAAATAATACTTACTTCCAGATAAATACTTCGGCCATGGCGTTAATGCATAACTATCAGCTCCTATATAACTTCCGGATATTCCATGTGTAGTTAAACTAGCAGTAGGCTCTAAATACAGCCAACGTTCGAATCCGTCAAATCCTCCGATGACATTATCTTTACGCTCTGTTGTTAATGCAATATTATTTTGTAGTGCCGTTTCATCAGTTCCTATTGCTACATTATTTAATGTATTTAGTTGGCTGTCATAATATTCAACTAATCCTAGTTTGTATTTAAAATTAGCTAATCTTTCATATGCTGATGAATAAAATATAAAATTTTCAAATGTAGTATAATCAATGTTTAATTGTGTACCGTCTAACGAGCCAGAAAAATATCTATCAATAATTTGTTGCGATGTTGATAAATTCGAGCCAAGTAACGAATTCCAGTTCTGGAAATCAGTTTCAGTAGTCGTAGTTAAATCTTCAGCATATTCAAAATTAGGGCCACGTAATATATTTACTATACGATCATCCGGTACTGTTGTTACATTAACATTATCTGTAACTGAGTCTGATAATGATTCTATAATCCATAATGTATCATTGATAACAATATCTGTAGGCAATGGCTGATATAGTCTGAATGCAATAGTATTGTTTTCTAATGTATTTGATTCTGAATAATTACGTTGATTAATTACTTTTACTAAACGATCTTTACCAAAATTTAAAAATATATCCTTGCTAAATACAGAATTGTTATTTACTAGATATGCAGGAATTACATTACTATTGATAGATAGTCTTGTCGGGTCTAACGGTACTAACCGTACGATGATCTCACGACGATCAGCTGATATATCTTTAACTTGAATAAGCTGATCAAGTTCAGACCCTAATAAATTACGATATATATTTGAGACTATTTCATAATATCCTCGTTCAATATCAATATTATTAAAAAACGCAGCATAATCTACTGATATTTTATCACGTTCAAATTGAAATGTAGTAGTAGCACCACCGGTAATGTACAGGCCTGTGGGAGAATATAAATGTAATTCGACTATCGGTCGTTCAGGCGGAGTTACTGTTTGTACACTAAGTTGTAACTGATCAACATCTTCCTGTTTCCAAGTTATACCACGTACAAACCCTTTTGTTGATAGTATATAATCTTTATTCGAAAATCTTTCTAGCATATTTTAACTCTACGGCAAATAATTATCAAAAGTTTTACCTGGCAAGTACTTACGTATTATCGCGGCAGATTGCTCTGGCCATATGATTCCACGTGACCCATTATCTAATCCAACACGTTCATATACTATTCTACGTACATATTCTACAGCATCATAATACTTTTGCATTTGTACAGTAGCAACCGAATCTATTTGCATTTTAATATCTTGTATTGCAGGTAACGTTGTATTTATATAACTATCCAATTCCCCGTCAATTGTCTGTAAATCTAATAATAATGCTTGAAATTCCTGTATACCTTCAGCTGTATAAATTCTATTGTCTAGTTCATTTATTGTCGGAGTTAATGTTAATACTGCTTGCCGTAATGCAATCAATGCCTCATCTGCTAAAGTAGAATTTATTTCCATTTGAGCAATTGTCCCGGCTAACTCGTTTAATATCATTGCATTTGTATATGGGCCATTCATTAATGTTGTCATCCGATCATAACCACCTGCGCCCGGAGCTACATATATGTATTTATTTCTTGGTAAATCATATTTATCATCTAAAGCTTCACCCATCAAAGTTTGTAATCCGGCATATAATACTCCGGCTGATACTACAACCGCAACCCCGGCCACGGCGCCGACTCCGGCAGACACTCCTCCGATAAGGCTAATTAATACGCCTGCTCCGCCAGCTGCTGCTGCCGAGTTTTGTACTAAATTTTCTGTATTACCTATACTAAGATTACGTAATCTATCTTGACCTATTGTTTTACCCCATTTAGAAATATTAACAATATTCACTTCTTCGTCGCCATCGAACTTAATTAATATGACATTATTTTTTTCTAGCAAACGTAAAAAACTAGTCTGATCATCTAATACTTTTAGTTCATCATTACGTTTTTTACGTTTAACAAATTGCCATTTTTCTCCATACGGAGCATTCAGTACATTAAAAATATCTCCTGATTGGCCGTATATACTAAAAAAGTATTGAGTAAAATTACTTGGTATTGAATTAACTACATTTGAGATATTTGTAAACTTCGTAGCTACGGATTGCCATAACTCTGACAATTGAGGTCGTATAGCATCGATCTGATATTGATCGACTAATTGTTGTTGTAATAACATTAATCTGGAAAATGGATAATATGCTACACTACCACGTGGCTCATAAGGATTTAGCCAATATACATCGAACATTTTATTACCATTACTCCAGTAATCTAAATATTGTGTATAATCTAATAAATCAACATCATCTACATCGTATATATGTGTAAAATCATTCCATACCGGAGTAAACTCAGCACCCGAGGAATTAATAACAGTGATACCGCGCTGATTTACTAATATATTAATTAACCCAGTAGTACCTAACATCGGAGTACTACTATCATCAAAATCTGATAAATCGAAGTTATTAACTGTAGCATATAATTTTAATACCTTCGGATCAACTACTTGTTTCCAATAGCCATGTATCATCATACGTAAACCAAACTGATAACTGCTAGCTACATTAGTGCCGTCACCTAACTCTCCACTAGCGTAAGGTGTTGGCCAATTTAATATAATCATTTTACCTTCAAACTTTTCACGTAAACGTTCTTTGTAAGTTTGTTGTTGAAAAGTAGTATCAAAAAACGTATCCGTAGGATCTTCTGTTACAAATAAATCAGGTTGATTAGATGTTGTACCTACATACCCGACTGGCTTAATATAATCACCAGGGTCACGTGTAAATGGTAATGCAGGACGATACCCACTCTTATATCTAATTAATGTAGTCCATTCAGTACTACGATTTAATAAAGTACGGAATTGAAATTCTTCAACAGGGTCAGGTGCATATGTAATTGTCTGATCGCCAGCGAATGCTCCTTCCAATGTGAAATCATATTCAATCATCTCTTGCAAAGTAGCTTCTTTTATATCTGAATATGATTTGCCATTTTCTACTAACATTACTTCTAATGTTTTATAGTTTGGAATTGGATAAGCTTTGGAATCGCGAATAAAAAAGACGCAAAACGTATTCTTAATAACATCGTCAGATGCTTGTCCCGAGGCTATTCTAGATTCAATTGTCGAAGGACCATATAAAATATATGAAGCATGAAAATCTATAGGCGTATTAATTTCAAACGCTGTCTTAAATTCGCCGGTAACACCGGGCGCCCGTAATCCGGTTACAATATCCGGGCCGAAGTAGTTCCACTCATCGTCTAATACATCGTCTATACGATCTTCAGTTACATTAGGAAACACTTTTTCTAATTTATACTTAACATAAGTATTAGGTATTTGAACATTAACGGATAATACATTCATACCGTCACGTTGTAATTCATTTAATGGATTACTATGAGCCGTTGGTGAAATCCAATACGGTCGACCATACGAGTCATATCGTATATTAGAAATTTGATCATCAGTATATACACCTGACGGTTGTGGATATTCTTCGTATGTATTACGTCTTCTCGTGTAACGATTATCGTATATATTTGGATTTGTTGTTGGCATTATCTAACTACTTTAAAATAATATCCGTTATCATGTATTTGAACGTTATCAGAACTATGTACAGCTTTTAATACTATTTTATAATAACGTTCCGGCATAAATGTATTAAAACGTATTTTAAAATAATTTCCGTTTGAATCACATGATAATTGAGTTGCGGCTGTATCATACGGTATAATCGTCTCATCAGTTATAGTATCCTTTACAGTAAAATAACTACTGGTCGGCAATCTGAAAAGGTTTAAGTAATATGAATTAGTAGCCGTATAACTAGACGTTGGATATTCGGGGCGAGCTCCAATACGTAACGTTGCAATATCAGACTCATGATAAGATTCACGTAGATTTTTTATATATGGTACATATAATTCATTGCTCGATATTTCAGTAACTGAACCTATACCGTTTAAATTAGTATCATTCCATGCTACTTCTAATCTTGGTACATATATAGTATTTGTCTCACGCGAAAAGAATTTTAAACTACCTAAAATATCGCCTGATGCTTCGTCTGCAAATGCACGTTTAACTATAAACCCGTAATTAGGTATAGTACCAGTAGTCCACTTATTTACAATGTTCGTAACATCCATACGAATATCTGGAGACTGAAAACTAAACGATTGACTAGCTTCATATCCTGACCCAGTTATCCATGTTCCGCCGCCTGGCCTATTCGTTATTCCTAATTCTCCGCTGCTAGCAGCAGATGCGGTATTCCATACTGTTGCGATTTCATAGTCATCTCTATAATACCATGAAGCTCCGTTACGTATTTCAGGTAAATCGCTATAATTGCCATTACCATTTACCCATGACTGTGATACTGGATAAGCTTTTAATGTATATGATAAAGGTAGATCAGAGGCATCGGCTGAACGTAAATTTAAGTATACAGATGCCGAACCTGGATTTTTTCCAATTGGCGGAATAGTACCATTTGCAATTGCAGTTGTTAACGCGGCTACTTGGCTACTAAAATCAATTAATATACGGCTATTGTATGTATTAGCCTGTATTACGCCATCTAATTTTGAACCAGATGTAATTTTAGTTAGTTCTAAAATAGCGTCTATCCCTGTATTGCGGTTGGGAAACCGTTCATATATTGTAGTATCTTTATCTACGAAATACAATTGATACATATCACACTTCCTTATATAGTAATGGCTCTACCTACAATATCATTATCCGGATATTTAATTTCAAAAATGCACGGATCTAAACTAGGATATATAATATTGTTACGTGTAGCCAATTGTATATTATATACATTGCCAGAATATCCTGCAGTTGTATCATATAAATTATGTATTTGTAATCTAGGTATACTTTGTACACCTTCTAATCTATCTAAATCACTAACAACATTAGAAATATTAATAGAACCGTTAATTTGCATTCGGTCATTATCAAACATTTTCTTTAAACGGTCAATACACTTTAAAATTACTTCGTTACTATTATAGTTAGGCTGAGGTATGACATCAAACTCAATACCAATGTTTATAATATGAGCAGTTTTTATATTGATACCATCGGTTAACATACGGTAATTAGAAAGATATGTACGTAAATTTTCTTGTAACGCTGTATTCGGCGATACAAAGTTTTTATTTGCATCATATGCTAAAACATAAACATTTAAAGCTAATGGATTTGGAATGGTTTCGCGTGGATAAGTAATATCATTTGCATTCACTTGCGAATCAGCTACTACATACGCCTTAGCAACAGAGCCATATTTTACCGGCATTGAATAACAACGCACAATATAATCTTCTCTTGTTATTGCTCTGTTTTGTGCTGCAAAACTAGCCATTGCATTTTGTCGTATACTTTCCTGTTCATCTCGTTGTTTACCACCTACAGCGGGCATTAAATTATTTACAGCTACAGACGATTTAACAAATGTAAGATCTACATCAAACGGATTTATAGCATATTCAATTGAATTAATAACAGTTAATACATTTGAAGATACATTATCATCAATACTACCTCCGATACTATACTGAACCGTTAATGTAGTATTATACGGAGCCAATCCATATGTACTAGTATACAAAAAGTTTGACGGATCAATATTTGAATTTGTAGTACGTTCTAAATAATCTAATCCCAAACCAACGTTTTTAGGATTTGGAATAATTTCTTCATCCGCATCCGAACTAATACCAGATCCAAACTGCAGTTCAGTACGATAATCTGCTCTTATACGTGTTACATATCTCCTAGGAGTCTTACGCAACTTTAAGATATATGGTACAGTGCTACGATAAACAGCTAAATCCGGATCATTATACGGAATATTTAAAATATCTTCAAATACAGTATCTTGTGCTAGATAATCTGTTTGATGCCATATATTACCTTCACTATCAGTTACTTTTATTATATCTAAAACATTTGATTCTGGTAATGTAATTTTATCATACGGCTTAGGATCTCCGAATATATAATCAGATGTTATAATTCGTCCACTTACAGCACTAACATATTTTTTTAATAAGTAATATATTACATTGCCAGCATTATCTAATTCATATACAGAAATTTCTGTAGGATCATCGGCGGTATTATTATTAAAATCAATTGGCTGAACTGTTCTAAAAGTTATATTAGAAGTAGCAACCGAAACTTGCATACCAGCTTTAATAGATAACGCATATCGATAATCAGGTCGTGCATTGGCACCGCTACCAATAGCTGGCATTAATTGATAAACTTCTAATGTCACTGTCGCCGGCGAGTTAAGTTTTGGTTTATAGCCAAATAACTGTGATAGCATTAATACGTTAGCATCTTCTTTAGAAGTTTTAAGTAACGACTCTCTAAAAGATTGGTCTGTATAATATGATAAAACATCGCCGACATATGATGCCATTTCAATAAACATCATTCCTGGAGATGATTCATTAAAATCACTATAAGTATTAGGAAAATATTGACGTGTAAAATTTATAAGATTTTGTCTGAATTGTGCAAAATCTTTGTTTAAATATCTAACGTCTTTTTGTACTTGCATTAGTAAAATCCTCCAAATTCATTAACCTGTATTAATGTAGGTGTAATGTTAGTTGTATTCGCGGCTTGCGGAATAATTTGTATAGTATTTTCAGATAACAATACATTAATGACTTGCTCAGCTGGAAAATTAGTTACACGATAAACTATTTTAACGGAGAAAATATGTCTATCTACGTTACGTGATATTAATAAATCTACTATTTCAATATAAGGTAACCAATATGTTACTGCATCTTTAATTACAGTTTCAACAGATGTTTGCAAATCTAGCGTATTTTGATTAAAAAGTACACGACGTAAATTAGTACCAAAGTTTGGTTGCATAATACGTTCGCCAATTTCGGTCAGCATTAAATTAACTAAATTGCTAGTAGCTTGTTCCTGTGTTGTTTTAGATAATGAAAATAGTCCGCCACCGTTAATATTACCAGAATATGAATCAGTTGCAGATCTAGAATTGTTTCCGGGTACGTTACGATTAAACGGTAATTTAATACCAATCGTACGATCGGGGAATAAATTAATAGGTTGATATCTATATATCGGCCTAGCCATTATCTAACACCTTTCTTCTTATCAATTGCTTTCATTAATGCAGAATAATCTTTTGTCATAGCATTAACAATAGTAGCTACATTTTCGTTACTAGTATTAACTGGATTGCCGTTAACATCATGTGATGGCGCAACCGGCTGAACATATGGAATATCTGGCCCAGCGGATCGCATCATTCCAAATCCTTGTGCCATTTCAGCTTGGAAGTCCATTACCGGCCAATCATTAGCAACGGCTGATGGACTAGCCGCAGTTTCTGCTAACAAGTCATTAAGTAATGGATCTTTAGAAAATGTTTTATTACTCTTTTTCTTTGGTATAGCTTGAGTATTCATACGTATACCATGGTCAACAACATGTTGTGAAGATTGCTCCGCTAACAGTTTCTTAACTTCAGTTCGAACTGCTTTTTGTACTTCCTCACGTACGATAAGTTGTAAAGCTTTTAAAAATGATTTACTATCCATAAGTTTTCTATTTTTATATAAATATGTTATGAAGTAAATTACGGGAGTTATTTTTTAGGATGTATGAATCCCTTCATACGATTTCTACTACCGACTTTAAACCAACAATATAATCCATTACGATCGTAGCCGCTACTAGTATTACCTTCTATTGTATAAATAGATTTTATTACCCCATCTGTTTCTACTACACCAGCTACTATACCTATATGGCTAGCAGTATCCGCAGTATCGCCATAAACTACGGCTGACCCGACCATTGGCATTGTTGTACTAAACTGCCCGCGGGATCTACCCCACGATGGCCAATTTTTACAAGCAGCAGGCCCAGCCGGTACCGGGCATCCACATGCTTTCCACCAAGACGTAACAGCTCCAGCGCACCAATAATATCCATCGCCAGAGGAATTAAATTTAGATACAGTATTTAATCCTGTAGTAAGCATCATCTCCTCAATCCTGCCATCGCCTAATACATGTGCATAAGGTCTTCCCGGCCTAGTTCGCCCTGGGGGAATACCTCCCCAATTCGGTCCACTTTCTTTCATGCCTACATCTTTTGATGCATCTAATACAATTTCATCGCCTACTGTAGTACGGTATTTAGCTGGCGTATTAATTAATATATCACGAATATTTTTCTGTGTAATTGCTTTAGCTGCCGCGGAAAATCTTTGCTGGTCTTCTAACTCAGCACTCCGACGTGCTATAAATTCTTCTGCATCCGTAGTAAATTCTGCATACGACAGATCTGTTAAAATTTGAATAGCCCGATCACGTTCATCGGTTAAGATTACATCATCTTCCGGCGCCCATAACGTAGCTATATTCTCAGACGTCATTCGAAATGATTCGGTATATCCAGTAGCCGAGCCGTCAAGTGTCCCCCATGGTACAACAACACCGCTAGAATTATTTACAGCTGTACCATTAGCTAGCCATGCATGTATTTCAGTTGATAGTTTATCTGCACATGCAGTAGCAGGATCTTTACTATCAGTATTACTTTGCATAATAGCACGAAAATCGGGTAGTGGCTGAGTTGGTACTACTCCAGTAAACGCTGGCTGCATACCTAAAGCTAACTGTTGTGCATATATCGGTAATGCCGCGGTAAGTGCATCAGCTAACGAATGTTCTTTACCTTCATATGTATTAAACTGTGTAATTAAAAATTCTAAACTTGTCGCCGGTGCTGTGCTCGACGGCGTTATATTTAACGTATATTGCCAGATGATATTGGCAATTGCCGAACTACGGCTAGCAATTGTTGTCGAAGAAAATGTACTAGCTAACGCCGAGAATAGTTGTTCTTTAGATAATGGCATATTATTGTTTCATTGCTTTAAGCTGTGTTAATACATTTTGCAACGCCGTTAAATTAGTCGATATACCTGTAGGGCCGGCGCCCGTAGCGAACGTGGCAGTTCCTTGTGCTAAGTTAACTAACTCTTGAGTTAACGATTCTACTATAGTAAAAAACTTATCCATATCCATAGCCCATGTAGGCGTAGCAACGTTAACAGTCGTTTTTGAAACTAACGATATATCATCGCGACGTGCATTTAAAAACAATCGATCAGATCCAATTATAATTTGTCCGTTAGAATAATTACTAGGAGGCTGTGCGGTACCGATCTTTTGCTGTGCTAATGTCATAGTAATACTTTGATCGCTTGCCAAGTAGATATAACTTTTATCTTCATCAGGCTTTTCAATAGTATAAAATTCATCAGATTTAGCCAGTCCAGATGTTAACATCATAATAGGACTATTAGTACCAGATCCTTTCCATGGTGTAGTCGATTTAAAATATCTCGACTGTCCTTTATTGATATTAGACGAGAATCTGATAGCACTGCCGTATCTAGAACTTATTAAACGATCTCCTTCGTACGGCTGAAGTATTGGTATATTTTGATCTGTATGGGTAATATACGACGGCGCGGCTATATTAGCACGTGTTTTAATCGGTGACGAATTATACGTGTCAGTACTGGTAACGAGTTGCTCAAATGTAAAATAATTTGGAATACTATTACTATTTATCGTATTATGTATATTAAAAATTTTAGAATAATAAAAACGTGTACCGCCAGAGTCATCAGGCCCAGATGTAATTAAAACTAACTCATCCATTAATGGCAGCGAAATATCTGATAAATCTAATGGAAAGGCGTATAAATCAAACGGTTGTTGTACACCACTAAGAGATTTACTACGTACTTTAATTGCCCCGGTTGGCAGTGCATTACCGTTTTTATCAGTTGAAGGCCTATATGCTATTTTAGTATCTATCACACGACCTATCGTGGTTCTTCCGCTAGACATTTATTTATCCTTAGATATATTAGTATCAGTAGCCTTAATAGCTTTTATTTCACTCTCCGCTTCTTGAATTAATCGTTTACGTTCTTCATCTGTAAGACCGAATTCATTTCCGTCTTCTTCGCCTTTACCATTAGCTGAAACTATACGCTGCACAATAGATGCTAATTTAACTAACGCATCATCATTCCTAACAGATACTTCTAAGTATTCTGCAATTAACGGTACAATGACTGTAGCATCTCCCACATTCTTTACTAATGGTTGTAGTTCTTGTATTAACGTATCAATTTGGCGCGATTTCTTTTTAGAATTATGATAAACATCACGCATCAGATCTGAAAACGTTGTTCCTTTAAATAGTTCGTACTCTGCACTCATAAAACTCCTTTACTAATAAATATAGGGCTTATAATGAACTGTTAGGAAAACGTCCGGTCTTTTGATATACCGAAAACATTTTCATAAAGTCTCGGCGCATAATGGTTAATACTTTTGTAATATTTTGAGTCTTAAGTCCCGTACGTTCACGTACTAAAATATATAAAGCCTTTTTATTAAAGTCTTCGATATTCTCTCGAATTCTAAATAACTCGACAATTGTATCAGCTACAACAATATCTTTGCGAGTACTAAATACGGCATTAGCATTTTTATCATACCAATCTGTCCATAAGTCTACAAAATCTTTTAAAGATTCTTGGTACGATGATAAACTTACTTCAGTCATTAAATCACGTGAGTCATCGATTAAAGATGTATCCGCGCGTTGTTTGAACTTAGCGTAGTTAGAATTATTTTGTATAATCAAATAGTTTTTAGCAATAATACTAAAATAACTAAAAGCTTTACCCTTACCTTCAGTATACTTATGTATTTTTTCATTAAGGAATGCTACTACTTCACATTTAATATCTTCATATGGAATATCAAAGTAAGAAAATTTAAATGTATAATAGATATTTTCTACTAATTTATTAAATGGATAATCAATATACTCTCGATATATTTTATTACGTAAATATTGATCTGTCTCTTTATTATATGCTACAATAGCACGTTCCGTTGTTAATGTAAAATATTGTTTATTACTAGCTTTACGGCCACGCTTAGAAACGATAACCGTATTAGCAGCTTCAATTTCTATCTCTTTATAAAATTCTTCAACTGCACTCATTAAAAATCTCCGTTTAACTGTTCAACAATATCTTTAAGTTCTTTAAAGATAAAACCAGTCTCATCATCTGATTCGAACGAACCTAATCTATCAATATTTTTCATGCGCGAATATGCTTCACGTACTTTAGATTTTAAATTTGAAAAGAATGTATAATAATCTACATTTGAATTTTCTAAATCGGCTACGTAATCTTCTAACGTTTCTACTTTACGTAATAAATTAAATATAATTAAACTACATCCAATTAGTAGTGCTGATAAACATATAACTGTAATTAACATATTAGTCCTTAAATAAGTCGTTAAATAATTTTGATGCGTCGATCGCTGATAGATCTGACTTAGTAGTCGCCTTTGGCTTTGACATTGTCGGTTTTGCAATTGCAGCTGAGCCATTAGCCCAACGTTCATATTCAATACGTGCTGCCATATGGTCTGCATGATGTAAAATCAAAGCTAAGTTATTTCTCATCTTAGCATCAGCACTTCTAGCAATGTAATAAGGTTTATTAGCATCATCATACAATCCGTCATGTATACGAATACCTAAATATTCATTCCATGACACTTGTATTCCAAAGTGTTGCAAGTTCCATAAACTTAAATCCGGTACCATAGTAAATGGATTGTTCGGATTATGTTTATACATCTTACCCTGATTCTTTCTATGCCATTCTGAATCATTAGGAATATAAATCTCACCACCTGGAGTAGGAAATCCTGCTTTACCTAAGTCATGGTGCATAGCAGCAAACATTAATTCTTCTTTTGTAAAGCCATCGATGCTAGCACCGGAAGCTTCCCAACTGTTTAATAATGTCTCCGCACAATCCATAACACGAAGTACATGGTCTACATATCCACCTTCAAAGGCATTATGAAAATGATCGATACTCGATGCTGGCATCATAATCATTCTCTCTTCGAAGTAGTCGTACATTTTATTTAGAGCATCCTTACGTGTAGGGAAATACTCATTTACGCGCTTACGATATTCAATCCAATTATCGTGTATCTTTTCTGCTGTTAAACTCATAGTATTAAATTATTTCGTCAATTATTCCAAATTCTAATAACTGTTCCGCTGTTAAAAATAAATCTGTTTTCTGTTGTTGTTTCCACCAATCAGCTGGCTTTTTAGTACGCTTAGCTAATACGGAACATACATCATCTTCGATTAATTTTAGATTGTTAATATAAGCTGTCATATCGCTCATCTTAACTCCATCTAAGTAACTACTAGATTCATGGAACATGACACATGATCGTTTACTAACCATTCTAACGCCAGTACCACAAGCTAATATTACCGCGGCCGCGGAAAATGCTCTACCACGGCAAATTGTATTAACCTTAACATCTAAGGTTTCAATATAATCAATAATACCTAACATATCATATACATCACCTCCATTCGAGTTAATAATTAAATTGATAGGATCTGTATTACCTTCTTCTCTGTTATTTAAGATAGCACGTATCTTAATCATTAAATCAACTAAAGTAGTCCCAGTAACATCATCATTAAGATAAATTACCGAATCTTTAAAGTCAATTAATGTTGTTAATTGTTCTGTAACCTCTGTATAAGGTGTCGTAGCCTCTTTATCATCCTTGATATCTGGCTTTTTTATATTGTCTTCTTCGTATATACTCATAACTGTTCTTAATATAAGGTAGTTTTATTGATTTACCTAATTATTTGTTAACTTTGTTTAATTGACGATTTAACTTCTTCATCTTTGATTGATGCTCCTTAATCTCCGTTTTCTTCGAAGATTTAAGTATTTGTCCACGTAAAAAGACTATTTGACTAAGGATTTGGTCTTTAAGATCAGCCTTTTCTTGTTTAGTCAATTTCTTTTTACCCTCAGTTGGCTCTATTTTAGTAACAGGTCTAGTTCCTTTAAGTTTAGGCTGTTCTATACCTTTATGGAATACATTACCATCACCATCGACAAACTCAACCATGAACTGCCACCCACGTGGACGCCCTTTAGATACATATCCGCTACGGACTTCAGGTGCCCCTGCTATTTTAGCAGTACATGAAGTACATAATACAGCTGTAGTTATTTCTCCTACTTCAGACCATTCATTACAAATATTACCTTTCCAATATTTGCCATCTGGAATACTATTACGGCAAATCATATATCGTTTGCCATTGCGTTGTTTAGACTCAAAAAGAGTTTTTATTTTTTCTGCCATAAATTTAATTGTTTAACTATGTCCAATATGCTATACGGTTAGGCTTATTATTGGTCTTATTAGAATCATTCGACTTATTGTCATTGACTTTTTCTTCGTAAATATCTTCTTTCGGGGCATCTTCGTCTGTATTAACTTCTTGCACTTCTTGTAGGTCTAATAAATCTTCATTGAATACAATTTCATCATCTAAGCCATCATTTAATGTTTCATCAAAATCGTCAGTATCATCATCTTCATGAAGATATGCCCCATCCGTTCCTATTTGAAAATCGTCTGGTACATATGGCTTAGTGTCATAGTGATGTTTTCGCGTCTTTTCAAATGCCATATTAGCTGCTACTACTAGTGCAATTGCTAATGGATCGAATACAAATATAATAAGTAACAAGAACCAGTTAATAACTGTATCCATACTCTTACCGGTAAGATTACTTAAGTACTTTAACGGACCTAATTCTCCGGCTAGTTGTGCATTTGATTCTATATCTAATATACGCATATCCAGTGCCGTTAAACTATCACTGGTACTAGTTAATTTAATGTCTAATGCATCTTTACTTGCAATTGCATTTGTTAATTGAGTTTCAAATGTTTTACGGTTAGCTTCATTAGCTCGTGTAACTAATTGCCCGGTATTTCTATCAACGGTTTGAGTAGTACTACCAGTAGCCAATGCCGTACGTAATTGTGATATATCATTATCTAAACGCTGTTTCTCTGTTAAATAATCTGTTTTCGATTGTTCAAACCTAGTACGTTTAGTTTTAATAGTTTCAATTTGTTTTTCAACAACGCCTGACTTATTTGCAGTGTCTTGGTATGCACTAGATAAATATCCGTATATACCACCACTAGTAATAAGCATTAATATAGTTATAGCACCTACTAAATATACCCGTAACACTTTGTTTATTGTTTCCCAGTACTGGTATAATAGTGACGCGATAACTAATTTAGCAAATTCTAAACTACTTGCCATTACAACAACTTGTGTACTAGCTCCAGCAAACAATTTACTCAATCCATAGACTGAATAAAATGCTGCTGATGCTGATACTGCGAATGCACTTAGTGCAATAATGTATGGAAATAATTTTGACTTCATTAGCTAATTTCTACACGTTGCATTGCAAAACGAATTCTTCGACGGATTTCAGTTAAACGGCGTACTGCCTCGGTAGTGTCGATAGCCTTTTTATTAGCTAAATCGATTAAAATTTGAGCCATGTTATCAGCCTCATCTAATTGTCTTAGAACATTGTCTTTGTCTTTCATATTAAAACCTTTTGTTGATTATTATACTTATAAATATCTCTCCACTTTAAAAGTGCTAATTCTTTGGCTTTAGCCTCTATCATAATATCGACTTCGCATCCGTATGTATTGATAGGATGTATAATGTAATCGGCATGTGCCGTTACTTTGATCTTATCAAAGTCTTTTTTGTATTGGGCAAATGTCGGCCACGCTAGTAACTTATCTAACGGAATATTATGTTGATTGCTAACCTTTTCTAACATCAATTGATGCTCCGTGCGACGGGACTCGCTATAGTGGCAACATTGTGTAATACCTATAGGCCATGTACTACGAGCCATCTCAAATGCTTCTTGTTCAGATAAACTACCTGGGTGTAAACTATGATGAAAATAGTCAAAGGTAATAGGAATGCCAATATTTTGATGAACAAATGAATATAGCATAGATACACTATACATACTAGGCTTGTCATCATTTTCTACTACTAAGCGTGCTTTGCAGCTATCAGACAATCGCTCCCAATTTTTCATCCATCGATATGCAGTACCTTCAGGGTCGCCATATACACCACCGATATGAATATTGATCTTATTGTCATAAGACGGAGCAAAACCCATCATATCAAACATCTCAGAATGGCGCTCTAAACTAATAATACTTTTGTTAACAACATCCTCGCGAGTGCCGCCTAAAATATGGAACGGACCGGGATGTGTAGTAAGTCTATGGCCATGTGCTCGAGCAAACTCGCCACATTCGAAAAGTAACTTACTAATCTCGTCATAGCCTGGTAATGTATGTAACTCATAATGATCAGCCCATGGTATCAATTCAGAACCTATACGAAATAAACGAATGCCATTCTCCTCGTTCCACTTAAGGATATGCAAAAGATCTTTTGCGTTAAGAATAGCAATATCGCTAAGTTTCTTAAGGTCGTTATTAGGAAACCATGACTCTTTGCGTACCCCACGCCCGGTAAGGATACGACCACCTAACTTGTTAGGACGGGCTGCCAATGTATTA